GCGTGCGCGTCGCCAGATCCAAGACCAGCCCATGGTCACGATCAACAAGACGCACACGCACTGGCTGCATGTGGTCAACGAGGGCAAGGAAAACAAGCCGTCCGTTGTCGTGCATCCAACGGGCGACGCGGCCACGTACGAAGCTGCGCAGATCATCGAGGGCATCGTGCGGCACATCGAGTACGTCTCGGATGCCCAGACGGCCTACGACAAGGCACGCGAGTTTCAGGTTGGTGGCGGCATCGGCTACTGGCGCATCGTCACGGACTACGCGGACGAAGACAGCTTCGACCAAGAGATCTACATCCGCCAGGTGCCTGACCCGCTGTCGGTCTATCTCGACCCGCATATCAAGAACGAGGACGGCTCTGACGCTCGTTACGGCTTCGTGTTCGATGATATGCCGCGCGATAAGGCCGAGGCGAAGTTCGGCGCGATTCTGAAGAACCAGACGTTTGGCGATGGTGCGCTGTCATGGAACCGCCGCGACACGGTGCGTGTGGCTGAGTACTACGAGGTCACCGAGTCCAAGGAGTGGCTGTACGCCATCGAGGGCGACAACGGCGTTGAGTACGTGCGCGAGTCGGACATCCCGCAGGAAGCACGTGCAATGCTGAAAGCGGCCTACGACGCCGGCAATGCACAGCGCCGCCGTGTCGACAAACGTATCGTCAAGCATTACCTGATCGTGGGTGATGAGATTGCCGAGTCGAGCACCTGGGCGGGCAAGTACATCCCGATCATCCGCGTGCCGGGTGAAGAGGTCGTAATGGAAGGCCGCTTGGACCGCAAGGGTCTCGTGCGCTACCTGAAGGACGCGCAGCGCGCGTACAACTACAACGCCTCTGCGGCATTGGAGTTCGGCGCTCTGCAAAGCAAGTCGCCGTACATGGCCCCTGTCGAGGCTATCGAAGGCCTGGAGAATTACTGGGCCACGGCGAACACGCAGAATCACGCCTATCTGCCGTACAACCACGCTGACGAGAACGGCAACCCGATCCCGTCGCCGCAGCGTCAAGAGCCGCCGTCTACAGCTCCGGTGTACATGGATGGTATGTCGACGGCTGAACGAGAACTCATGATGGCGTCCGGCCAATATGAAGCCACGTTCAGCGAACAGGGCAACGAGATTTCGGGTGTGTCGATCGAGCGCCGTCAGAAACAAGGCTCGCGCGTCACGTTTCACTTCAAGGACAAGGAAGCGAAGGCTATCCGGTTCACTGGCAAGCAGTTGATCGACCTGATCCCGAAGATCTACGACACGAAGCGCATCATCCGCATCCTGGCTGAGAACGGCGACGAGCAGCAGATCCAGATCGACCCGACGCAGCAAACCGCGCTCCAGCAGAACAAGGACGACGGGGAGGCGAAGGTGACGGCCATCTTCAACCCGAATGTCGGCAAGTATGACGTCGTAGCGAAGGCTGGCCCGAACTTCGAGACGCGCCGCGAAGATGCGTTCAACGCCATGACGCAGTTGCTCGCCTCCGCTCCCGAACTGGCGCAGGTCATTGGCGACCTGTACATGGGCAATGCCGACTTCCCAGCCGCGGACAAGCTCCAAGAGCGCATGCGCAACTGGATCAAGGCCATCAATCCGGGTGCGCTCGGTGAAGGCCCGTCTCCGCAAGAGCAGGCTATGCAACAACAGCTACAGCAGGCTATGCAGGTCATCCACCAGTTGCAGCAAGAATTGCAGGACAAGACGAAGGCGCAGGAAATGGAGAAGCAGCGATTGGACATGGACGCGCTGAACCACCTCGCCCTGCGCATGGAGAACGACCGCGAAACGCTCGTGCAGTCGTTCAAGGCCGAGACGGACCGCATGAAGGCGCTGTTGGCCGCTCTCGACCCCGAGCAGACGCACGCCATCGTGCGCAAGACCATCCAAGAGATGCTCACTGCGCCGAACCCCGCGAAAAACCTATCAGAAGATCGCATGGACCCAGACGCTGCGTACGCAGAAGGCATGGGGACCGTGCTCGCACCACTCGAAGCCAACCAGGGAGCCTAAATGACAGACGAAGTGATCACACAGCAGGATCCGACACAGCAGACCGAGCAGCCGCAGCAACAGGAGGCGCAGGTCGAGCAGCAGCCGGAAGCGAAACAGGACCCGCCCGAATGGGTCATGCGTCGCATGGCCGAGATCACGGCAAAACGTCGCGAGGCAGAAGCAGAAGCCGCGCGCTGGCGCGAGATTGCCGAGCGTGCGCAGGCCAATCCCAGCCAAGACGCGCAAGTGACGCAGGCGCCGAAGCAGGACGTCGACCAGCTTGCCCGGGCCTATGCCGAGAATATGCGCGCTCAAGAACGGGAGCGTGAGCGCCTGGCGCAGATTGAGAGTGCTGGTCGTAAGGAATTCGGCGCGGAGTTTGACAGTGCGGTACAGAACCTGAATGCCGCTGGCGTAGGCGGCCCTGAGTTCTTGAAGGTGATCGCAGAGGTGCCGAATGCGGAGAAGGTTGTTGCATGGCTTGGGAAGCACGACAACCTGGAGGAAGCAATTCGGATCGCCAGCTTGAACCCCATCCAGATGGGCATCGAGATGACGAAGCTCGCCGACAAGGCCGCGAAGGCACTGACCAAGCAGGTTTCCAAGGCGCCGGCGCCAGTGCAGCACATCGAGGGCGGTTCGTCGGCATCTGATCAAGTTGAACCAGCAGTCGGCTCGAAAGAGTGGTTCGACTGGCGTAACAAAAACGCGCGCAAGCGCCGTTAAGAAGCACCGCAGTACCAACCGCGCAAGCGGGGTAAGCAGGCAGAGGCAAGCCGTTAATTGTCGTGTGGCCCGTTAAGCAGTCTCCGCAGGGCAGAGACGAAACGCGAGCAATCGCATTTTTCTTTGCCTTCACGGAGACTCACATGGCTAACAGCCTGCTTACCATTAACATGATCACCAACGAGGCGGTGCGCCTGTTCACGCAGACGAACGCCTTCCTCCGCACCGTCAACAAGCAGTACGACGACCAGTTCGCCCGCGACGGCGCGAAGATCGGTAACACCCTCCGCATCCGCCTGCCGAACGACTACGTGGTCAACACGGGCCCGGCGATCACCCCGCAAGGCACCAACGAGCAGAACACGACTCTCACCGTCGCGACGCAGAAAAACGTCCCGGTTTCGTTCGGTACGGCCGAACGCACGATGTCCCTGGACGACTACAGTGAGCGCATTCTGGCGCCGGCTGTGAACCGCCTGGCCGCATCGGTGGCATCTGACCTGATGAACGTCGCGAACATGTCGTGCAACATCCAGCCGAAGATCAGCGGCGGCAATCTGGTGTCGCCGGATGCTACGACCTGGCTCCAGGCCGGCGCGCTGCTGAATCAGGAGTTGGCTCCGACGATGGACCGCAAAATCATCATGGACCCCCTGACCCAAGCGCGTACCGTGGGTTCTCTCACTGGCCTGTTCAACCCGCAACGCAAGATCAGTGAACAGTACGAGTCCGGCATGATCACCACTGATACGCTGGGCTTCGACTGGATGATGGACCAGACCACGAAGGTGCATACCGTTGGTACGTTCACCGCCGGCACCGTCAACGGCGCAGGCCAGACCGGCAATACGCTGACCGTCAACGCCATCACCGGCACGCTGAAGCAAGGCGACATCATCACCATCGCCGGCGTGGACGCCATCAACCGCCTGACCGGCGATGACTTGGGCGTCCTGCAGCAATTTGTCGTGACGGCCGACGTAGCCAATGGTGCGACTTCGATCCCGATCTACCCGGCCATCGTCCCGGCCCCCGCAGCGTTCAACACCGTCACCGCTTCGCCGGCCAACGGCGCTGCGCTGGCCCTGGTCATGACTGCCGGTTCGAAATATCGCCAGAACCTCGCGTTCTACCCCGAAGCATTCACCTTGGCTACCGCCGATCTGGTCATGCCGACGTCTGGCGTGGTCGAGTCGGCACGCGCAGAGTTCGACGGTGTGGCAATGCGGATGATCACCGCGTACGACGTGATGAGCGACAACCTCATCACCCGTATGGACATTCTGTACGGCTTCGCCGCCATCCGTCCGGAGTGGAGCGTGATCGTTCCGGACATCCTGTAACGCTTTCTCCTGTGGCGCTCCTTGGGCCGGTTTCGGCCGGCCCTTTTTTAAAACACTGAGTGAGGAAGCGATGCATCCGAACATGCGTAATTTCACCGCCGAATACGTCTACCGGGAATTCCCGAAGTGGGTCGAATTGGCAAACGGCGAGCGGATCATCGTCCACAACGCCGATGAAGAAGCCGCAGCAATCGGCCCCGAAGAAACGCCGGGCCGTGATGCGCTTTTCGAAGAGGCTCGTTCGCTGGGCCTGAATCCGCATCACCGTACGGGCGAGGAAAAGCTCGTGCAGATGATCAAAGACGCGCGGGGTGAGTGATGGCCACGTTCGATAACAGCGGCTCGTACTCGATCCTGAATACCCAGAAAGGGACGTACTACGTTCAGGGTGGCCACTACTTCGCACCGGCTACCTTCGTCGATTTGGGCACAACCGCACCGAGTGATTATCAGTCGTTGAGCAGCGAGCGTTCCGACGCTGTGAGCATCACTGGCGGCGTTCTGGATGGCGTCACGGTTGGGCCAAATTCGACCATCAACGCAGGAATAAGCGGTTCAGTGACGAACGCCACGATCACGAACCCGACGCTTACGGGCGGCACGATCAACAACACACCGATCGGTCAAGCCACCCCGGCCGCAGGCGCTTTCACTGGCCTGAACGCCACGAGTGCCAGCATTCTTGGCGCCATGTCAGCAGAGGGTGTGAATTCGACCAGCAATGGCCAAGTAGCCAGCGTCACGAACACCGGTACCGCGATGTCTTCGACCTTCGCAGCCATCACGTATTTTGACTCGGCGCGCACTGCGAACAACAAGACCGCCGATTTCCTGTGGACTGGCGGCACGTTCTCGGCGCGGTTCAAGAACGACGCCGGTAGCAGCACGGCTACGTGGCTTTCCGCGACTGGCGGCCAAGCCTCTGGCATTACCGGCGTCACGTCGAATAGCGGCTCCGGTTCGTGGACGCATACAGGCGATTTCATCGCTTCGGGCGTACTCAGTGCTGGCGTCCAGAGCTCTGCGAATGCTGTCCAACTGGTGGGCTCTTCCGGTGCTGCTGACACGCAGATTCGCGCAGTTGGGACCGCAGCTGATATCTCGATCCAAGTTTCTGCAAAGGGTACTGGATCGGTCAAGTTGCAATCGCCGGCTTCCGTGGCTGGAACGCTCACAACTACAGGCGTCGTCACGCTGTCGCAGGGCTTTACGGTAGCTTCTCTTCCCGCGGCATCGACGGCACTGAAGGGCGCGCGCGCGTTCGTGACCGACGCGAACAACCCCGTGTGGAATAACCCGGTGGCCGGAAGTGGTTCGAACACCGTGCCGGTGTTCTGCAATGGCAATGCGTGGGTCTGCGGTTAAGCGGAGCTGATCATGACCATCCCGCTCCCGACCACGCCATCCGACCTGATCATGCTTGCACTGAAAACCGCGAACGTGGTCGGTGTTGGGCAGACCGCCAGTGCGGAGGACATGAACGATGCGTTCAATCTCCTCAACATGATGATGGCTCAGCTGCAGCGCCGTCGTTACATGATCTACCAACTGGTGACGGTATCGAAGCAGGCGACGGGAGCGCAGTCGTACACGGTTGGCCCAGGCGGTGACTTTGATATCCCACGCCCGGCAAAGCTGGAGTCAGCGTTCTTCCGCCAGAACCAGAATACGCCTCTTCCGGTCGACTATCCGTTCACGATCCTGCGCTCGATGGAGGACTATAACCGTATCTCCATCAAGACCCTGAACTCGTTCCCGCAGGTGATCTACTACGATCCGGGCGTTCCGATGGGGGCCGTCTATCCGTGGCCGATTCCCAACAACCAGTACACGATCTTCCTGACCGTGATGCAGACGTTGCAGCAGTTCGCGTCGATCAACGACACGATCACGCTGCCTCCCGAGTACAACGCGGCGCTGATGTGGAATCTCGTGATGGAACTGGGCGTCATGTACGGACTTCCAGAAAATCCGCGCGCCGAGAAGAAGGCTGAAGCGTCGCTGCGAATCATCGAGGAAGCGAACGCGCAAATCCCGCTGCTGCAAATGCCGACGGCTCTGAAGAAGGCAGCCGGGACCTTCAACATCTACGGTGACTACTACATCGGGGGCGTGACCTAATGGCTCGCTTCGCCCTCACCGTCGGCGCGTACCAGGCTCGCAGCATCATTGCCGCGGCTCAGCGGTGCGTGAACCTGTATCCGGAAAAGAACCCCGATGGGTCGCCCTTCCCGTTCACGTACTACCCTACTCCGGGACTTACGCTGCTGCTGTCCGTGACGCCTACAACCGGCAGCGGATGGCGAGGCCTATGGGCTGCATCCAACGGCCAGCTTTATGGGGTGTGCGGCTCGTCGGCATACGCAATTTCATCGTCCTGGGTCGCAACGAAACTGGGCGATTTGCAAACGACAAGCGGCCCCATTTCTGTGACGGATAACGGCAATTTTGCCCTGATCGTCGACGGCTCTTCGACTGGCTACTCCATCACGCTGGGAGCTAATACGTTTTCGGTCGTGACCGATCCTGCTTTCTTGGGCGGCGATACGGTCGATTTCGTCGATGGGTTCTTCATCCTTAACAATCCGAGCACACAGCAGTTTTATATCTCTCTGGCGAACCAACTGCAGTTTGATGCGACCGACTTCGCGTCGAAATCGGGCTACTCTGACAAGCTGATCGGTGTAGGGGTGTCGAGGCGCTATGTGTACCTGTTCGGGGCGACTACTACCGAAATTTGGTTCAACTCGGGCGGCACAACCTTCACGTTCGAGCGCATGCCCGGCGTATTCATGCAGTACGGCTGCACGGCTGCGGCGACCATTGCACAGATGGATGGTGAGTTCTTCTGGCTGGCCCAGTCAGCACAGGGCCGGGCGATGGTCTGCCGCACGAACCAGTTCACGGCACAGCATGTGTCCACATTCGCTCTAGACAACGAAATGGCCGGTTATCCGACCCTGGACGATGCTCAGGGCTTCACCTATCAGGTGTCCGGACACTTCTTCTACGTCCTGATTTTCCCGACGGCGAACAAGACCTGGCAGTACGACTTGAGCACGGGGGAGTGGAACGAGATGGTTTGGCTGGACGCCAACGGGCGCGAAAACCGTCACCGTGCGAACTGCCATGCATCGATCTACGACACGACCGTAGTTGGTGACTGGCAGAACGGCAATCTGTACGCCTGGGACATGGACAACTACACGGACAACGGTAACCCGATACCACGCATCCGATCGTTCGCACATTCGACTGACGACAACTCGGATCGGATCCGGTATCGGGAGTTCATTGCGAACATGGAGGCGGGCAACGGTGACGGGTCGAATGATCCTGTACCTGTATTCCTGCGTTGGAGCGACACGCGCGGCCGCACATGGGGCAATGCCATCAGCACGACACTTGGGCGCGAGGGTGAGTATCTGACCTCTCTCCAGTTTCAGCGACTCGGCATGGCCCGTGATCGTGTGTTCGAACTGTCGTGGTCGGCACCCGTAAAAACGGCGTTGCTGGGCGCATGGGTGCAAGCGGAGGCGAACAGCCAATGAGCACTTTGCAAACCAACGTCCCACTTATCAACGTACCGCTGATTACGGCCGATGGACGCTTGAACCAGATCTGGTTCGCGTTCTTCGTGCAGCTGTGGCGGCGAACCGGCGGTGCAACGGGTGGAGACGGCCAACTCACAATCGCGGACGTGCTGTCGTACGAGGTCACCACTTCCCCGATCCTTCCGGACTTTGCTGGGGCCTCGATGGGGTTCGAGATGGCCTTTGCTCCGTCATTGGCGCCTGACCCGCTCGCAGTCGAGACGATTGCGGCGCCGGTGGCGGCATTCACGGATCCGCTTTCCATCGAAACGACCCTAGCGTCTGTTCCTTCTGCCGCTGATCCATTGGCGGTCGAATCGGCCTTCGCGCGTGTTTCCGACGCCCCGGCGCTGCTGGAAATGTCCTTGGCACAGATGTCAGATTCGATGGGCGCCCAAGCTGCGAAATCCATCACGCTAGGAGCTTCGCCCGCGACCTATACCGCGACCTACCGCCAGGCGCTTCACATCACAGGAGGCACCGTGTCGGCTATCTCCTTGGCTAGAAGCGGCACATCTTTGACGCTCGCAGCAACTACCAATCTCATCGAATTGAGCGCAGGCGATCAGGTGACTGTCACCTACACCGCGCTGCCAACCACCACAGTTTTAGGGAGATAACATGCAACGCATCCCAGTAGCCATCCCGGCAGCGCAGTTGACGACGAGCGCCGCGACCTATTACACGTCGCCAGCGAGCACGGTTTCGACAATTGGGAACCTGTCGCTGACCAACACGTCGGCCAATCCGGTCTCTGTGACACTGTACAACGTCCCAAACTCAGGTACTGCCAGCGCTGGTAACGCGTTCCTATCCGGCTTTGTGCTCTCGGCCGGCCAGACGTACGTGCCGCCATCGGCAATTGGTCTTCAACTGGCGGCTGGCGCGACTCTTCAGGCTCTCGCCGGATCCGCGACGTCGATTACGATCCAGGGCGGCGTCTACCAAACGTCGGGCAGCTAATCATGACGACGATTGCAATTGAGCCCTTCACGCGCGAGCTCGCAGACGAAATTGTCCCGCTGGGTCAACAGAGTTGGGATGAATGCTCCGAGATCAAAAAAGACACGTGCGCGTACCACGGCCAGCGCGGACTCGCGATTGACCCCGACATCGATCAGTACCTATATCTCGATCATCACCAATCGCTTATTGCAATGACCTTGCGTGACGATGACAAGGTACTTCGCGGGTATGCGTTGCTGATCTTATACAAGAGCTTGCACTTGAAAACGGAACTATGCGGGAACGTGGACACATTTTATGTACAGCCCAATTTCAGGAGGTCAATGTCTCGCTTCATTTCCGAAATTGAGGAAGTGCTTAGGCAACGTGGAATCAGCATCATCGGCTGGCCTGTCACGATGACTGGAAAAATGTTCGAGATCCTCAAACGTCGTGGCTATATCGCCGATGACGTTGTAATGGAGCTCAAAATTAAAGATATCAAGAGGGGGTAAATATGTGCGTCGCAGCAGCAGTAGCAGGTGCGGGGCTGGCGGGAGCGGCTATTTCTTCCTCTGCCGCAAAGAGCGCGGCCAACACGCAAGCAGATGCCGCCAACCGTGCATCTGATCTGCAGATGCAGCAGTTCCAGCAGATGCAGCAGAACTTGGCGCCGTACATGCAACTCGGCTCATCGACCATTCCGATGCTGCAGCAGATGCTCGGCGGCGATCGTCTGAATACGCCTTTCTCGTTCAACCCGACGATGCAGCAGCTGGAGCAAACTCCTGGCTATCAGTTCACACTCCAACAGGGCAACAAGGCTCTCGATAACGCCATGGCGGCGAAGGGCCTGAGCTTGTCCGGTGCGCAGATGAAGGGGCTTGACGCCTACAACACTGGCCTCGCAAGTCAGACGTTCCAGCAGCAATACCAGAACGCGCTTCAAAATTTCAACACGAATTATGGGCAGGCGGCGGATCAGTACAACCGTTTGTCTGGCATCGTGGGGCTTGGTCAAAACTCGGCTGCGGGCGTAGGTAATGCGGGCCTACAGACAGCATCGAACATCGGGAATACCCTCATGGGCGGCGCAAATGCACAGGCGGCCGGCCAGGTCGGTTCAGCGAATGCATTGAGTGGTGGCCTCTCAAGTCTGGGCGCTGGTGGGATGCTCTATTCCATGTTGAAGGGGAATGCTCCAGCATCCAATGGCGTCTACATCCCAGAATCGAGTCTGCCGGCATGGAATATGCCAACTCAGAATCCGATGGCTCCAATCAGCATGGGAGGTTAAGATGCCGCTCGATCCATCAATCGCACTCGGCGTTAAACCGCCGGACCCGTTTGCGGCCCTACAGCAGCCGATTCAGACCGCAGCGACCCTCCAGAACTTGCGGCAGAATCAAACGCGCCTGAACGCGAATCAAGCCATTTCCGACGCCTATCGCCAATCGGTCGACCCGAACACTGGCGAAGTGGACTTCGGCAGGCTTCAGGCTCTGGCGAGTCAGAACGGCGCCGGCGCGTTCCTGCCCGAGTTCATGGGACAGATCGCCCAGCAACGCAATTCGCAGCTTCAGTACGACACCGGCAAGCTTGAGCAGGCGCTGAAGCAGCAACAGGCATTACGCAGCACTGTTGGATCCGTTGCACTTGACCCGAACCTTGGGAAGACGGATATGTCGCAGCACATCGCGCAACAGATCGTCGGGCTGGTGCAAAACGGGATCATGCCGCAAGACATGGCCGTACGCGAACTGAAAAGCATTCCAGGAGATCCTGCGTTGCAGGCTGCCTGGGTGCGTAATCACCTGATGAACTCCCTGAGCGGTGAAGCCAAGATCAAGGCTCTCATGCCGCAGGTTCAGGCCATCAATACCGGTGGCGCTACGAATGTCGTGGCGATCAACCCGATGACGGGTGAGCCGACCGTGACTGGCACGATGCAGAATACGGTGTCGCCTGATACGCTAGTCCAAAACGTGGATACGATCGATCCAGTCACGGGACGGCATTATGCTATCACCAAGGGGCAGCAACTTGCCGGCCAAAGTGGGACACCGCAAGGACAAGGCTACAACGGCCGCTACCAACAAGGCGGCGTGCAAGGCGGTCTGCTAACGTCGCTCGGCCCAAGTGAGCAGTCGGCCCTTACGGCACAGGGCTCGTCGTCCAACAGTGCCGCGCAGGACTTGCACAACGCCGCGGCTGACGCACCGATGCGTCTGAACCTGCTCCAGCAGGCGCGCGACAACCTCGCCGGCATCAACACGGGTCCTGGCTCCGACTGGCGCAACACAGCCAAATCGTTCTTCAACGCGATGTCTCCCGATCTGGCGAAGAAGATCGGCTGGACCGGTGATGTGCAGAACTACGACGAGTTCAAGAAGATCCTGACGAACTATGCCTCATCGGTATCTGGCTCGCTTGGTTCGGGCACGGATGCGCGCCTGAACGCCGCCATCACCGGCAATGCGAACCCGAACATCTCGAAGTTGGCGAACGAAGACATCCTAGCGAAGACCATGGCCGCCGAGAAGATGCGCGCCGCGCAGGACTATGCATTCCAGAATTCCGGGCTGACCACGGACAAGTTCAACCAGTGGCAGTCGCAGTGGAACAAGGCAGTGAACCCGGATGCATTCGTATTCACGTCGATGAGCCCGCAGCAGCAACAGGCCTTCATCAAGCGGCAATCGCCGGCTCAGCTTGCCAAGTTCAAGAGTGACCTGGGCAATCTCGTGCGTGCTGGACTGATCCAGATGCCGGGGCAATAAATGGCAGCCTACGACGACATTATCGAATCGGCGGCCCGACAGCACAACGTCGATCCGGGCTTGATCCGCGCCGTCATCCAGACCGAATCGAGCGGCAACCCGCGTGCGGTCTCGAGCAAGGGCGCTGTCGGCCTTGGCCAGCTGATGCCGGCCACCGCAAAGTCGCTGGGGGTCTCCGATCCGACTGACCCGAAGCAGGCCATACCTGCGATTGCTGCACTGTTGAATGAAAACCTGAACCGCTACGGGAACGTGCAGGACGCCTTGCGCGCGTATCACGGCGGCACCGACCAGAAGAACTGGGGCCAACTCACCCAAGCCTATCCGCAGAAGGTGCTATCCAATATGGGGCAAAGCATGCCGCAAACTCTTCCAGGCATCCCGGTCAGCCAGCCGCAAGGCGGCCAAAGTGACGATGCGATTTTCGCGGCATTCAGTGGTGGCAAAGCGCAGTCGCAGCAGCCGCAAAGTGGGCCATCGGATGATCAGATCTTCGCTGCGTTCACGCAGGGGCAGCCAGCCGCGACGCCACAAACCACAGCGGCACCGAAGATGGTCGCACCATCACAGCCACAGCCGAGTTCGCTTGCATCTTTCTTCGCAGGAGTGGGTAAGGGAATCGGTTCGACGGTCCAAGGTGCCGAACAGTTGATCGGCCATGGGCTGCAGGCTCTAAAAAATCCCGGCGCGAACCCGGGCCCGCTTGGCTTGGCATCGTTGATGGGCGGCCTTGTCTTTGGCGAGCGTCCTGACACCTTCATGCAAAAAGCAGGAGGGGCAATGGTCGCGGATGCGAATAAGGGCATCAGCAACTTGAACGCACAGGTCGCCCCGTACTCGCAAGCGCATCCGATCGCTACGGGTGCCGGCAATATCACTGGATCTGTCGCTGCCACGCTGCCTTTGACTGCGCTTGCTCCTGTCGCTAACACCTATCGCGGAACCGCTGCAATGGGTGCACTGACGGGAGGCGCTACGGGCGCTTTGGCACCGGTCGAAGGTGGCAACGACTTCTGGGGCGACAAGCTAAACCAAGTGGGCCTTGGCGCTCTCGTTGGCGGCGTCGCATCGCCTGTCCTTCGCGGTCTGAGTGGCCTGATCTCACCGCAAGTCGCGCCAGATGTCAAAGCATTGATGGATCGCGGCGTCACGCCCACGCCTGGTCAGATCCTCGGCGGTGGCTTCGCACGCACGGAAGAGAAGCTGTCGAGCGTGCCGTACCTGGGAGACATGATCAAGAACGCCCAGCAGCGAGCCGTCCAGCAGTTCAACGCCGCAGCATACAACGAAGCCCTCGCGCCGATCGGTGAAAAGTTCACTGGAAAAGTGGGCCAGGAAGGCATCGAGCAAGTCGCGAACAAGATCAGCGCTGCATACAACGAGGTTCTGCCGAAGATGCAGTTTAAAATCGACCCGCAGTTCCACGCGGATATGATGAACTTGAGTTCGATGGCACAAGGTCTGCCGAAGCAGCAAGCGGAGCAATTCGAAAAGATCCTGCAAACGCAGATCTACAATAAGCTTGGCCCCCAACAGAACATGGATGGTATAGCCCTCAAAGGCGTGCAGAGTGAGCTTTCGAAGGCCGCCAAAGGATATCTGGGAGACCCGTCGTACGATCAACGGCAACTTGGAGCCGCAGTCAGCGCATTGAAGGACGCCGTAGACGGCAACCTGATGCGAGTGAACCCTCCAGAACTCGCGCAGAAGCTCTCAAACGCGAATCAGGCATGGGCCAACTTTGCACGCATTCGGGCTGCAGGAGCCTCGCAGGGTGCTATGAATAACCAAGGCATCTTCACAGCCGGCCAGTTGCAAAATGCTGTCCGAAGCGCCGACAAATCGGTTGGCAAGGGTGCGACGGCGACTGGTAACGCGTTGATGCAGGATCTATCGGGTGCGGGCCAACGTGTACTTGGATCGAAGTACCCAGATAGCGGGACAGCCGGGCGTGGCTTGATGTCTCTTTTGGCTCCCGCCGGCATGTGGGCCGCACCAACAACCACGCTGATGACCCTTGGCGGCATCGGTGCCGGATCGCTACCATACACCCAGCTAGGCCAGCGTGCGGCCGCGCAGCTTCTTACAGCGCGCCCACAGCTTGCCCAGCCGGTAGGCAAGGCGGTAACGCAGGTAGGACGAGTCGGGATTGCCGGCGCGCTGCCGGCGCTCCTTTCGGGCAGCCAGTAGGCATCGGATTTCGTAGACAACGGACGTCCCGACGGCCGTCCCGATAGCGTGAATTAGTTGTTCGGTTTTCATAGGTAAGGCGATCCTCAATTCGTCGTTCTGTCGTTAAGCGGTCTCCCTAGGCAAGAGGCAAAGGAATCCCTTTTTCTCGCTTAGGGCACGACATGACCGCGACTCTTCTGCCGAACGCAAAGCAGCAATTCTTGGACTCCAACGGGCGACCGCTCGCAGGAGGTCAAGTCTATTTCTATATCCCCAACACGTCTACCTTCAAGAATACCTGGCAGGACGAGGGGAAGACGATCCTCAACACAAACCCGGTCATTCTTGACGCGAACGGGCAGGCGATCATTTGTGGCGATGGTCAGTATCGTCAGGTCGTCTATGACGTACACGGCAATCTGATCTGGGACAAGCTGACAGATTCGTATGCCCTGAACTCGGAATTCCAGAGTTTCACTACAGGTATCGGGGCTTCGTCCGGAGCATCCATGATCGGTTTCCTTCAGTCCGGCGCTGGCGCGGTTGCGCGCACGGCGCAGAGCAAGCTACGCGACAAGGTCAGCGTGAAGGACTTCGGCGCCGTGATGGACGGCGTGACGGATGATAACGTCGCCCTGACCGCGGCAATCACCTACTGCAAATCGGCCAACAAGGCGCTGTTCATCCCTGGCGGCACGCTTCTGACATCGCAGCCGATCTACCCGAGTGGCCTGCACCTATAT